AGCCACGCAATCTCTTCTGTATTCACAGATGTTATCGATGATATAGTTTGCCAGTTGCTCGCCGTTTCCGCCCCTTCCTTTACCGCCAAGTATCAATGAAATATCAATATCTTCTGCGGATTTAAACTTATCATATGCCAATGCTAGGTTGGCAACCGAGATATCAGTTTCACTTGAACCGGCACCACCACTTACAAAAGAGAGCGTCTTGTTTGTGGTGATTGTTGGAGCAGCAAAAGAATCGCTAGTGGCACCCGAACCGCCGATGTAATCTGTGGTTGACCATACATATTCTGAGCTTTGATTTAGAACATCACGATAGTATATCGATCCGCCTTGTTCACCTCTGGCATCTGTTGCTCTAGAAAGGTTGGGCCAAACTTCAAGGATCTGACCTGGGATGCCGCTGATTGCACCATCTTCGTCTGCAACAACGATATGAACTTCATCTCTGATTGATGTATTGGATGTTCTATTTGCAACGAAATTTGATACGCCAGGAGCTTTATCTACAGAATTGAAATATTCCCAATTTCTGACAGTTAATCCTGACCCATCAGCATCATTGGTAGCGCTGGTTATGCTGATATCTGATCTCTGCCCATACGTTCCGTCAAATGTCACATTAAAGAATGAATTGCTGCTACTCAATGTGCTGTTCGCTATCGATGTAGTAACAGTAGTGCCGAGGCTGGCAATCCTGAGATATTGAGTTCCAGTAACAGAATTTCCTACTAAAAGAACATCTCCCAAGGAGAGTCTGTCTTTAAAATCAGCAGCTGCCTCTCCCGATGAATTTGCAAGATTTGCAGATGCGCCTTGAACTCCACTGATATATCCGAAAGAAATATTTGCTAAGTTTGAACCCACAACCATCGTAAACTGGCTGGCTCCCACATTAGCAGTAAAAGCGCCAGCCTGACCACCGTTGAGACCAGTATTTGCTCCATTATATCCATACAGGATTTGTGAAAACGCATTTGGGGTAGGGCATATTGAAATCTTAAGTGAATTACCCAGGGCGCCGGGATATTTTGCGGCAAATGCAGTATTTGCTAATGTTGCCAGGGTATTATATTGAGATTCAAAATCTGATAGATTTTTAATCTTGACGTTATCTACTGTTCCGGTATTTGCTACTGCTGAATTGCTGCCCGCATCTGCTCTAGAAATATAAAGCTGATTTCCGTATGATAAGAAGTTAGCAGCAGTAAGGAATGTTTCGAAATTATTTGCTGTTGGCTTGCCGTACTGATTAACTAATTCATCCTCAGAAGAGATAAGAACCCTTTCTTCTACAGGACCCCAACTAAAAACTCCTGCAAAAGCACCTTCTGTAGAAGATACTGCAGGAACAATAGTTGTTAAGTCAATTTCTGATACGTTAACACCAGGACTTATTTGAAATGCCATTTGTTTCTCCTTTTATAATATAAACAATCAATATCTTGTATGTTTATTTATAAAATTTCAATTTAGAAGAAATCTCTCAAATTCACTGTCAGAGAGGATCCGTTCTCCTGTCTCTTCCCGTCCGTCATCTATGATCCCGAACGGTGTAAAATCATCTTCTACTTCTTCCACGATGCGTTTTCTTATGTCTGTATTTGACACATCTTTGAAGTAATTCTGGTTGACCATCCAGGCAAATAATACCAGACACATCACGAGATCGTCATGATAGCCATCTTCTGCATTATATGACGTTCCGTCCACGACATAAGTAGACAGCTCATTGATCACATCATAATCATTCAATAATATCTTGTCACTTTCAATGATGGACTTGAGATTGGAGCATCCTATCCTCTTCGTGACCTTGGTCGTCTTGATACCCAACCTGTTCTGATTGCCAGCAGCACCAATAACCGTGCCTTTACGCCCGCTCATCTTGGTCATCACTATATTCTCATACTCGAGATCTTGATGCAGGATATTGACAACCTGAGAACCTATATTGACTTCGACTAGTACCGAAGCTTCGTTATAGTATTTGGCTATGCTATCAAGCAATGTAGGAAATAACAGCTGTGATATGTTGGCATCTTTATATGTTGCCACTAGCTCGTAAGGAATCGTGCTACAATCAACAATAACAAAAGAAGAACTGTCCAGGCCCAGTCCTTCTGAAACATCCACGGTCATAGAATACACATGATCTTTGACAGGTTCTTTGTATATCTTTACACCGTGTTGTACCCTGAATGGTGTATTGAATACCAGTTTGGACAATATGTTGGGATGGATCAGGGTGTTGGTTGAACCCAGGAACTCCGTTTCAAATTCCTGACGGAACTGATCTACAGATGTGCTCCTGATCATCAGTTCTTTCCATTCCTCATCTCTACCGGGAACCTCTGACCAATGCACATCCACTCGGGCATAATCGTTGTTACCGTTGACAGAATCCATCCATATCTTGTAGAATAGGTTCATGCCGTTGGGAGTGGATGTGATGAGCAGTTTAGATGAAGCACCTGATGTAATTGTGGGAAACACAGAAGCAAAGAAACTATCTTGTATGTTTCTTGGTACGAATGCAAACTCATCCAGGTAGATCAGATTATAGCTTTGTCCACGCACAGCAGATGAAGAAGTTGCCGACGCTAGAATTTTAGAACCATTCTCCAGTTCGATGTTACCTTTGTTCCACTCTACTATGCCTTGTTGTAGCCATTTGGGTAGCCATTCATATGCCAGCTGAACACGTGAAAGGATTTCTCGAGCCTGGACTTGTTTGTTTGCCAGAACAGCTATATTAAAATTTTCATTAAAAAGAATCTTGTGCAACAGATAACCAACGACGCCAGTTGTCTTACCAACCTGACGAGGCATTTTACAGATAGTAAAACGATTGTCGTCAAATACTTCAAACATTTTTTTCTGATATTTAAAAGGTTTAAACTGTATCAGACCCCTATCAACAGATACGATCTTGACATAGTTCTCACAGAAATAATTCACGTCTTTAGAACATTTAATGTACTCTCCAATCTGTTCTTTATTAAACTGAAGTTTGACATCTTTATTTTTTAGATTTTTATTGCCTAGATAAATATCAGCCATTTGCGTTATCTTTGATCATCTTAAGAAGTTCAGCTGAAGAACCCACGAACAGATTATTGTTTGTGATGTTTTTTTGTTCTGGCTCTTGATATTTTTCTAATTCTTTTCTAGTTTTAGCTAAAGTAAGCAAATCTTTATTGGCATCCACCATGGTCTTGATCAGGTTAGTGACTACCTCATAAGCACGCGGAGACTCTGATTGCTTGGCAACATCCATGATATCTTCTAGAGCATTGTTGCCTTTTTCGATCACATCATACAGATTACGGCGAGCGTATTCGTAGTCATCGTTCTTTTCGGCCTTTAAAGCAGGAATCACAGAAGCCAATCTGGCAGATTGATCGATAGGATCTAATCCTAGAGAGCCTGAGATCATATCTTTTCTCATTATATATCATCTTCCGTTGTTATGATGAACCCATAGTTATCATCTTCTTCGATCTGGCTCAGTGCCACAGACAGATCCAGGTTGGCTGTGGGTTCACCTGTGGCAGTCAGTCCTGGCCTGATCAGAGTGGTCACAGCCCCGGTGTTTGCTGTCGTATCTGCATATAGCACGACCTGGCTCAGTTTGATCAGTTTGCTCTCAGTGACAGGTCCAAAGAAGTAGCACTTCATGGTAAATATCAGCGTGAATGTCAGCACCCTTCTTGTTATGAAATCTGCTGCATATGAATCATCAATCTCAACAGAATCAAGGACGATGGGAATGTCCGTGACATTATCAAAGTCAGCACCCAGCAATTTTGCTGATATCGTCCATTCCGGCGTGAAGTACGGGATGATCTGTTCCACGATACGCAGCCCGTCTTCCATGGTCTTTGCCATGATATCCAGCTTGAATCCCACATCATAGGGGACAGGATTGAACACCTTATCATACACATTCACGCCGTTGATATTCTTCCTGGATGCGATCTTGTTGATCGTCTGCAGCTTGCGATCCGGCGCATAATTGATAGAAGATATCTCAAAAGCCATTCTGGGCAGCTTGATAGCAGTCAATGCAACTGCATCAGGATTGTCTTCGATACGAGCAAGGAACTTTTCTCTGGGTCCGTATGCGATAGGAACCTTGAACGTCTGCTCGAGTCCGCCCGTGGCATTCTTTCGTTCGATCTTGATGTTATTGAACAGCGTGCCAAACGTGATTACATATTTCTTGAACAATGAATTATAAAAAGGAGAACTGCCTATCATTATGCTCTCCTATCGCTCTCGCTGAAAGGATCTCTCTCAGTAAAATCAAGAAAATCTAACGCCTCTGTTTCAAACATGCTATTCTGTGATGTCTCATCCAGGATGTCAATATCATATTCTTCCTTGATGATATGAAATCCATCTTCATCAGTTATCTGCAATGAACCTTCGGACAGCATGATAAAAGGATCGGAAGTAGTCAGGAAGGCATTGTATGTCTTGTCTATGAGATCGATGCCTGTGTTGAATATCTCGTTGGAGTATTCGAACAGTTCGCAGACAATATCATACATCTGCAGAGCGCCCATCTGATAAAAGATGGGTTTCTTGTTGACATACTTGATAGTATACAAGGCTTTGGTGAAAGGAAAAAATACCAGATCGCTTTCTGTCGGCCTATCTCTCCTGAGCACCGAGCCTACTTCGTTCTCGAATACCCTCAGAGCGACTGAGAATGTTATCTGATCTCTTACCTCTACACCAAACTTGGAAAGGAATTCTCCATCCCCTTCAAACCCGTCTACATTCCTGATATACATCTCGATCTGGATCGCTTCGCCATACTCAGAGAATTCCTGTTCTCTGAAGGCATTATCCCTA